TTTCCATTGACCAGCACTTGAGAGACGGAAAGTAACGCTGTCATACTGGAACGTCGAAGTCGATCCGTCCGTCTCGGTGATATATTGATACATCGTGCCGAGTACTGGCTGGCTACCGTTGTAGTAGGATTGCTCGGCTGCGGATATGAAATCGTCAGCCGCAGAATTGCCGCGCTCGATGTCGAAGCTGCCCTCCCATCCCTTCGGCAGCTCCGTGCCCATCTGTTTGCCGTCCAGCCGGTCCACGCGGACCGACTGTGTCAGCTGACGTGCCTCGAAGCCGGTAACGTGCGACAGGTCGATCCGGCCGGAAGCCCCAATGACCACGAGCTGCGTGTCGCGGCCGACAGAGAAGTTGTTCAGTGCCATTGTCTGATCTCCTTATGACGTTTGCCCGCTTGGCAGCGTCTGAACCGAGACCTGTACGGTCTGGCCACCTTCAATGTTGACGATGAACTTCTCGTTGATCGACTGATACTGAACCTGAGCATCCGACTGGACGTAGCCGAGGCTGGTACGCGACAGCGGATTGTTGGAAGTGTCGCAGACGACATTGAACGGCAAACCGCCGTCGGTGCTACCCAGCAGGCCTTGACTCAGCATGTTCTGTAGAAAACTGAGCTGTGTCGAGCGTATCTGCTGGAACAGATTTGCATTGATCACCATGCCGACATACTGACCCATACCAGCGGCCAGTGTGGCGGCAATGTAATTGGTCAGGCGGGTATAATTGTCGCCATTCACGGCAGCATTGGAGGAGGAGTTATGCCCTCCACGAACTCCCCAATAGCTGCCGCCAGGCTGCGGGTTGGCAATCACGTCGATGCCAGCACTAAGCAGCACCGAAAGATCCGCCGAGGAATAACTGGTCGTCTGACCAGATCCCGGCAATCCTGATTTTTGACTGCCAATAACACCGTAGAGTTGCTTATTCAGGCTTGACTGCTCGGGTGAGAGATTCGCGAGGCGCCCGGCGGCGAAGCCCTGAGGCGAGACCAGGCGGACCGTCCCGTTAACCTGGTCCGACCACCACAGCCAGTCGCCGAACATCAGCTTCGCCGCGTAAGAATCCAAGCCAACCTGCTGCTTCAGACTAACGGCGTCGGCAATGCTGTCGCCCGCCGGCCCCGTCAGCATCATGTAGATGCCCTCTGCGAGACCGAATCCCGCCTGGGTGGTGTACTGTGTGGGATCGTCAGCGTCGGCGAGCAACGCAATCCCGCAGCCCTGACCGCGTAGGGCATACATTCCGTGGCGGGGCAGGACATCCGACCCGATCAATGTCGCAGCAGTGATGCTGGTCGCGCCGTCGGTTCCGGAAGTACCAGTGCCGAGACTGAGCGAGAAGGCAGCGGGGCCAGCTGTTGTGCCATTGGCGCTGGCGATAATCAGCTGTGATGGACCGCGTAGCAGACCCTGGCCTTGATTGACCGCGGACGCCAGCGCCGTCCAGAAGCTGGCACCGGTGCCACCAATGTTATCATACACTTCGGGCGCAAGACCCGGAAGTGCCACTGTCAGCCGCCAGGTATTCACCTGGGACCCGGCACCCATGGTCAATACTATCTGGTTGCCCAACGACCCGGTATGCAGGGCGGTGAAAATGAACGTTGTGCCAGTGACAGCAGCCTGCGCAGCAGTGTCGGTTCCGTCCGTCACCCTGACGCAACGGAAATTCTGCGCTCCCTGCTGAACCGCGGTCGCGACCTGCGTGCCCATATCATATTTGCGCGCGATAATAGGGCCATACGTCTGTGCGTAATCCGACATCGTCGCGACGATAACGGGCTGGCCGATCGGTCCCCATGGCGCGGTGCCAACCACACCCAGTACGTTGGTCGGAACACCGTTGAGGACGAGATTTTGAGGTGGCACGATCTGCACGTACAGATCCGGTACCACGAGGGCTGTGGTGTTGATGCTTCCCTGTTGGACGATGGGCATGACTCAGCCCTCCTTCTGCGATGGCACGACGACGCGTACGACGTGGGCCGCCTGCTCACCGCGCAGGATCTCGGCGATGCGTCCTTCATCGGTGACAGCGTCGCCCCTCGCAAAGCCGCTGAACGGCTTCACAACGACCAGATGCAATTCCATGATATCTCCGGTTTACGCGATAAAGTTCGCGGCATTCAGACCGAGACTGCCAAACAGCATAGAAGGCTGCACAGCAGTAATCGTCGTCGCATATTCCACCGCGTAGGTCAGGTCACGGCGGTACAAGATGGCATCCTGAGATTGGTCGAGCACGGTGCTTCCGGAAAATATAAGCCTGGCTGCAGTGCCATCCGGCATTGTTATGAAGTGCACCGTAGCTAGCACCGTATCGATCGCAACCGCCACGGTGTCGCGCAGCGACGGCGAAGGACACCAGCAGATGATTCGAAACCCCTGCGTTTGGCGGCGAACTTCCATAAGGCCCGACGCATCGGCGACAACGCGCGCCAGTACTTCACCGGCATTTTCAAAGGTAAGCGTGGCATATGATTGCACCACGGCCCCATCGGCGCGTGCCAAAGTTGCGATATTCGCAGCGACCGAGGATGGCGTGTCAGTTGCCGTAGTCCGATATGCGTAGCTGCGCCCATCAACGCGGACACCAGCCAATTGGGCGGAAGACGCCGAGCCACCGAAGGTGACGACAGATCCGGCGACGGCTACCGTTAATGTGGGTGCTGATTCTGCTGTCGTCCATTCACTCGGATAGCGCGTTGTGTTGCGCATCTCCGAGCCCGCAGGAAAGACCGTGACGTTTATCCGGCCGGCCGCAAGATCGGCGTTAAGTGCCGCTGCCTTCGGCCATCCTCGATAGATACGGCAGACAGGGCCAGGGACACTGCTGGAGCCAGTACCGCCCGGGTATAGCGCCGAAGAGACGAGCGCAACGAGCTCGTTCTCCACGTCAGATTGATCCGCCATCAGGTGCTCGTCTGCTGAACGGTTATACGCCAACCGAGAGAAGTGAGCTCGGCTGCAGCAACCGTGGCATTTCGCCCCAAATCATCCTGCATCCGATCGGCCGGCAAGAGAATGACGTTTCCGTAGGCTGGCAGCAGCACAGTCCAATAGGGCACAGATTGGTCCGACGGGAGATCCGCACTGGGCTGTCCCGAGCCACCAACCCCCAGAACACTGGCGGGCCAGTCCGTTAGCAGAGGCGTGTTGGCGTCAGCCGTGACGCCACTATAACCATTCACACCTGTGGCGGAGGGTGCGTCGGGACGTGAGAATGACACGATGCGGTCGGCCTTGACGCACAGCAGGGGGAGCAGGTCCTGCTGCGCGGCAATGAACCAGATATTCCCTTTCTGTACCAGATAGTCACCGACCTGCGTGTAGGCAGCGTCAAAGACGCCGTGCCATATGGAGGATCCATAGCCGCTGGGCTTCAGGAATCGGCTATCCGGGCTACTGAAGGCGGCATGGAGGCGCAGAAACCGGTTGGTTGGCGCGATCGGCATGGCGATGCCTGATGGCCTGTAGGCATCAGTCGATGACCCGATGTTTCGGGCGGCAACATTGAGCCCCCAACGGATGCGGTCCTGGATGTGGTCGAATGACATTCAGACCAACAGCGTGATGCCGGAGGAAGCGAGGCCCGCGCCCGGCGGTAGCCCAAAGAACGAACAAAGCCGACGCCGCCAGTCGTCGAGCAGTGCCGTGCGATCGGCAACCTCCTCGCGGTTATGCGTCCAGACGGCTGCCTGATCAGTATCAAGATTTTGCGCCGCGATCGGAACTGCCACCTCAAGCACATTGAGATTAGCCAGGTATCGCCTGACGACAGTTTCCTCAGCGGCAGACAGGTTGTTCATCCGGAACTCCAACAACCCGTAGGCCTGATAAAAGCGCCAGTTCTCGAACCCCGCCGCGGTGCCCCCATAGGCGGGGTAACCACAGAACCGTCGGATGTCAGTCTTTTCGGAGTCGAGGAACATTAGAGATATGACCCGTCCCCGCGCGTGAACAACACGCTTCCCGCACCTGTTGCCAGTACCACCGCCGCATAGCCGATGATAGAATTGACACCGAGCATGACGCGGGAGTTGGGCAGCACCGGCATATCAGCGACAGTCGCTACGACATTCGCATCCGATCCGAACCTGACATAGGCGAGCGATCCGGTCGTGTTCGTGACGACGACCGAGTCGCCACCGCCGGCGAGCGCCACATACCTCGATCCTGTCGTAGCCGATGCCAATATCGTCCCGGTGGGACGGAATGGCATGATTGAGCCGTTGGCCATAACTGCTCCGTCCTGTGGTGTGATTTCCTTGGGATCCAGAGTCGCGGAACCGCCTTGTCAGCCGATGTGTTCGACCATCACCGCGCGCTTGAAGGCGGCATTGGTCGCGGTCGGGACCGTCATCCAGTTGGTTGTAGTGTCGGATGGCGTGCAGAACCCGCCGATCCAATACCAGGACTGAGCGATGATCTGTTGCAACCGATCGATCGGCTCACGGGTGACCATCGCGACATCGTCGACTATTGTTACAATCGAGTCTGCAGGTGCAACATCGTCGGCTGCCATGCCGGCAAAATCGCCCTCGATGAGGGCTCCTTGGCCACAGATGATGGGGCGGCGAACCAGCAGGCTGGGAATCGTGGGATGCGTCTGAACAAATGCCTCGGTTGTTGGAATAAAGCGGAGGCCCAGGAAGCCATTCACCATGCCCTGACGAAAGACCTGGTTCATCGAGGTTGCGCCCTGGAAGAGCTGCTTGAAGTCGGGATCCGCGAAGAGCTGCCGGGCCGATACCGGGTCCAAATAGCAGTTGTAGACACCATCGATCTCCGGTACGGCATTCACCCGAAGCTTCGACACCGCGTCCAGAAGATTGCCCATGGTTAGCGTATCGCCCGCAACCAGTTGGCTCGTGTTTCCGCGCTGCGACGGGCGGATGATCACCGAAGCCGTGGCTGCCGTGACGGTGTTGCCCGCAGTACCGTCGGCGACGGAAACACTGGTGGCGAAAGTCAGAGCGCCGGATACGCCGTTTGGCGCCGTCGACACGCTGGTGGCATCCGCCAAAGCCCCGATGAGCGTATAGGCTTCGCCGCCGACCGTCACCAGCATCGTGTTCGTCGCACTGACTGCGGTCTGCACGCCGTTCACGAAGACGAATTGGAAGCCGCGGACATCGTCGACCGAGAGACTCGCGCTTGCGGAGGTGAGTGTAACTCGCACAGATGTGTTGCCGCCAAAATACGCATTGAACAGCGCATTACGGGCGATCTCGTCAAGGCTACGCCCGGCCTGCTCGCCATTGACGTAAGCGTTCTGCAGAAACTGGCTGGCGATACCGACCCGGCTGGTCACCATGTTGAGGTCGGTGGTGGCTGCGTAGTGGTTGATCGACAGCGTATACTGCTCAACACCCCAACTGGTTGGCGTCAGGCCGTTGTCGAGGTTGGTGTTGGTGGCTGGTGCCAGCGGCGTCGTGACGGTCGGCTTCAGGCCAGCACGGGTCTTGGTGAGCGTCTCACCGATGCCAACGGCAACAGTCTCGCGATCCGCGCAAGCACGGTAACCGAGGCGCGAGCGCAATGCCTGCTGGAATTCGCGCTCCAGGAAACCCTGCTGGATGATTGGCTGCAACGCCGCGGGGAAGTTCTGGATGGGCATGTCGGGTATTGCTCCTTCGAATCACAAATTCGGCCGGGGCCGAGCGGTATCAGCGCCGTTGCTTGAGGATGGCCGCACGAGCCGTGCGATACTCTGCGTCGGTCATTTCGGTGGCCATCTTCTGCTTCGGTGGCGTAGCCGGAGGCGGGTTGGATGGATTTGACGAAGAGGACTGAAGCGCAGCCGCGAAGAGCCAGGGTTTGCTCTTCCGCAGATCCTGCATCAGCGCAGCCGCCCCCTCGACTTCGCCTCTCTCATTAAGCTTCAGTGCCGGCAAATCGATCAGGCGAAGCCCGTCCAAGTCGATCATCCCCGCGCGTACAGCTTCAGCTTTCAGCTCGGAGCGCACAAGTCGACCTTCAGTATGGCGCTGCAATTCGGTCAGCTGGCGCTCCAGCAAGTCGGCGCGCGCGCGCAGCTCGACCATGAGTGCGGTGTTGGGATCCTCAGCTGCATGCAAGGGAGAATTCGACATCAGATTGTCCTTTCCGATTTCTCATCCGATGCAATGCGTGCCAGTTCATCCGCCACATCCGCGATATCGTATGTGTCTGCGATGGATTTCACGGCCGTCTCGCGGCTGATTTGACCAGCGGCGGCCAACGTCGAGAGTGTCAGCGCGTCCTTTTGGCGATCGTCCGCGGTTGGCGCGTACCAGCGTGGCCACTTCAATGAAAGCCGCGCTGCAGGATCCAATGTCGGCGTAGGTTGGCCCATCACCGTTAGAGGATATCTTTGTGCTGCGCGTAAAATCATACGGGCAAGCTGCAGCAGAGCACCTTCACCGTAACTGATGCGCAGATTATCAGCGAGCCATATCAGCCCCTGATTGAGCAATTCGAGCGCGCGGCCGGACTGAGCGGCAGAGAGCCGGTCGGCATTGGCTCGGTTGCCATGGACACTTTCCAGTGCAAATTCACGCAGTGTCCGAACATATTCAATAACCGCTGCGGACGCGGTACCGCCGATCTCAAGCAGTTTCGCATCCCCATTTTCGTTGACCACCAGGGCGTTTCCGGCGCCTTTGATGATCTGACTATCGGTAGAAGCGGGCTCCTTGATTAGAAGCGTTGGGTCGCTGCTGTACTTCAGTCCCCTACCCGCTTGGCTGAGCTGATAGTCGATCTCTATCTGTGTCTCAATGGCGGCGCGAAAGGTACAGGCCCCGTCGTCGCTGCTTCCGGTAGATGACAGACCGGGCAAGTTACGGACCCACACCAGTGGCACAAAGCCCAAATTGTGCTGCACGCTTCGCAGATCATCTATGACGGACGAAACCGGGTCTCCGACGGGAGACGGAACGAACCAATTCTCGCTGACGCTATCCCATGTGCGGGTGAACCAGAAATCACCTGTAGGGTCTGCCAGATCGTCGTACCCGGCGGCTACGAGAACCTGACCAGCAACTTTGTAGCGTTCTGTAACGGACGCAAGCGTGTCAGGCTCGTCGGCCGACCAGGTTGGCGTCAGGTAGGTCGTATCCTGTACACTCACAAATATACGACCGCGCAGAACCCTCAACAACAGGGCAACTGATCCTACCGAACCGCGGATTGCGGCATCAGTCATCACCTGGTTAAGGCGTGCGTCCCTGACGATGTCTGCGAGCACCGCCCGTGTGTCCGCATCCGCGCAATCAATCGTCGGGAAATGTCCCTCGCTGAACAGCAGTGATACACTATCTTCTACGACGACCCGGCACAGCGCGTAACGTACCGAGGGTCGACGACTGCGCAGAGGAATGTAGTCGCCACCGGCGCCCCGTTCCTCGTGAAACTGATATGGGATGACATCGTAGAATGTTCCGTCAAGCACGCGCCTGAGGATGTCGAGCATGCGTGTCCGTGGCGCATAATCGTTGTCGCGCGGGATCAGATCGCAGATAGTCTCAAACATTTAAAGTCCTGATGACCGTGAATGCCGTTCAGAACCACCACGGAGCCGCCGGTTCCGCTGGTACGCTGACGCTCATCGAGCGAGGAAATTCACATCGAGCCGCCGGGCCGGAATGCCGGTTGGAGCCAGGCGAGCGAAGGCGCGCGCCAGTGCATCGACCTGATCGTCTTTACGCCCTTGTGGAAAGTCACGCAGCTCGTTGATGAAAGCTGTGTTCCAATCGGCGCGAACGATAGCAATATTGCCGGCTTCCATCTGAGCAGCGACGGGCGTGGCTCGAAGAGCCTTTGAACCCGTCTCGGGAGAGACGAAGACCTGAAAGCCTGCCAACCGCGCGACGTAACTCGACACAACGACCTTGCCGGCCGAACCGGGGTCCTGCGGTAGCGATACAAGGACGTCTGGGCCGTCGCGCTGAGCGGTGTCGACCAATATGCACTCGACCTGCCACGCCGTGCCGCGCAGACGCACCACATCCAGGACCACGAACCGGCCACCAGCGTCGCGGAGCAGCTTTACGCCGACCGTCCAATCCGGATCATTGTCGTCGGCCTTAGATGTTGCCGCGAGGTCCCAGGCACGGACAGGACGCAATTGCCCCAGGTCGGGCGGCATATCGAGTGTTAGAATTCGGTCGACTTTGAACAGGCCGCCTTCCTGGGAGCGCGGTGATTGCTGGAACATGGCGCTCCACGCACGCTCGCCGATAGCTTCGCGCTTGCGGAGAAGCGCGGCCGCATCTTCCCATTCCGGCCAAAGTGGACCACCGGTCGGGCGATGCAGGGGATCGTTCGTCTCGGCCAAAGCTGGGAGTCGGAGAATTCGCCATTGGGGACCACTTTGAGCCAGAAGCCTGCCACCCAGATCGTCGTCGTGCCATCGTGTCATTACTAAGACGACACGGCCTCCGGGCGTCAGCCTCGTGATGAGGTCGGAGCGGTACCAGTTCCATGCGAGTTCGCGGGCAGCGGGACTATCCGCCTCGACCTGAGATTTGACCGGATCGTCAATGACGATCAGGTCAGCGCGGCGCCCGGCGATCGACCCCCGCAGTCCGGTCGCAAAGTACTGACCGCCTGTGGACAATCGCCAGCGCCGGGCGGCGCGGTTGTCGGACATCAACGCACTGCCCAGGGGCGAGGTGTCGTCGCCAATGAGGCCCCGCACTTGCCGGCTGAAGTGTTCGGCGAGAGCAGCGGTGTGTGAAGCAGCAATGACTGAACTGGAAGGATGTCGGGCGAACCACCAGGCTGGAAAGATCACAGACGTATAGGTCGACTTTCCGGCACCCGGCGGCATCAGCACCATCAGCCGATCGATCCGTCCGAAAGCCAGCGCCTCCAGTTCGGCGAGCAACAGGCGATGGTGCGCAGCAGGAACCTGATCGGACGGCGCCATGACGTGGGCCGACCAATCGGTAAGACCAATTCTTACCGTCCCACGTCGATCCACTTCCCCCGCTAGGGTGGGCGCGAACGTCGCTGAGGTCAGCATAGTCCAGACTGCTCACTTCCTCGGGCCGCCTAACAACTCGATGGAGGATGGCGAGTGGGCGATACGATGCATGGCCGCGCAAATGCCATCGATGCGCGACGGTCGCGGTCCACTTACTTATTCGATAATGTCTTGATAGGGCTGGCAAGGAGCGGTGCGTATGAACGATCAATCGTCGAAGATCGTAGCGGCAAAGCGCCCTGCGGCATCTATGCCGCCGGCGGGCCACAACTCGCCATCATGCCGGGAAACATACGCCATTCTGGGGTGAGTGGGCAAGGCATTTTTTCGCATGTCGCGGTATTTATTCTTGGGATGCCTGATCCTCGTCGTGTCAGGCTGCCATAACGAAGCGGCGGATGCGCTGCAATCGGGCAATGTGATGGGCCTGATAGGACTCGAGGGACGCTGGACGGGGCCAGTGGTGCCGAAATCCGACGGATGCGGCCAGACCTCCAAGGGGCTGATGTCGGTGGAACGGAAGACGTTCGCTTTCGATCCCTTCCAGGGAACCACCGTGATCAATGGCACCGTATCGGGGAACGGCGCTCTCGAAGGCCTTTTCTCACGTCCCGGTGGCAGTCAGCAGACCGTCTCGATCAAGTTCTCGGGGACGCTTGCCCAACATGACGGTGGGGCGGAGACGATCGATGGCCAGCTGGTATCGGGACACTGCACCTGGACGGTAAGTCTGAAGCGCGGGTAAAGGCGTCAGCGTTTTCACGGTTGCTCACGGTTTAATAGCGGTTCCTCACGGTGAACTAACTGTAGGACGGGTTCCATTGGTCCCACAGGATAGCGAAACTCCTGGTATGCCGCGGCGCCCGGGGACGCTGGTTCCCAGCGAGACAGCGGCGCAATGCCAGGCGCAGGAGGCGACATGGATTACGCCGATTATGATATCGCAGGGACCGCAACCAGCGAGACCGACGCGGCTGCCCTTGCCTTTCCGAACGCCATGCAATCCAACACCGTCGGCACGCGCAGCGCCGCGATAGCGGTGGTCGAGGACGGGCTTCGAATCTCTCAGGAGCTTTGGGCGATTTGCGAATTCCTCGACATCGCCGTGATCCGGGTGCCCGCTCACTGCGACCTCCACCCAGTGCTGCGCCGACATTCGCCGATGGCCGTGGTGTGCGAGTTGGACGGCGCGCCGCAAGACGGCTGTCACGTCATGAAAACTGTCGCAATTCACGATCCAAGCCTGCCGGTACTGCTCGTGACCGGTGACGATCCGGCCTTGACCGGGGCGGCCGATGCGGTGGAGGAGCTGTGGCAGCTGACCGAAGTCGCCAAAGTGCCGACTTTGCCTGGCATTGCCGGCCTTGTTGATTTCTTGTTTCACGCGGGCCGGAAAGGCAATTGCCTGCGTCTGCTTCCCGTGCGGAGCTAACGCCGGGTCAGGGCAGCGTCGGAAAAAGCCGCTGG